GGGCCCACCCAAGTAAAATGCGTGACGACTTGGGACGTCCTGAATGCAGAAGGTGATCCTCTTCTAGTGGATCAGACTTTTCGTCCGACCGGTGAAGGAACCACTTCATCAAGGCGAAAACGTCATCCAGCGGGTTTTCCACTGGATCGTCTATACGGTAGGCACCCCTAACCAAGGGGACCTGCCGCGACACGCAGCTGGCTTCGGCTTCATAGCCGAAGATCGCTGAGTGTCTGCCCAGGATGCGAGAGCTTGGTTCGACGATGGGGAATGAAGGCAGAATTGCTTCTACCTTATCGTCTAGCCAACGAGCTGTCTCCCAGTAACCCAACTTGTAAAGTTGGTTACGAAGGGAAACCAGCGACTCTACCTCTTCCACATCCGACCGTCTGGTTGGGAAAACTCTCCGAACACGACATGGTGTCACATCATGTCCTCGGAAATAATCCCTTCCACAAGACTCTCTGAACTGGCCAGTCCAAAAAGACTTGTCTGTGTTCACCTTGTGACCAAAGTCACTAAGGAGAGAGATGACGGTCATTGCGCTGTCTGTGGGAACGACTATGTCGTCTCCATAGACACGCACCTGTCCCCTCAAGCTTTTGATAAGCTTGAAGGACACAGGGATGCCACGCGCTTTTGCCACCCCCGCCACGGCTATACTCAAAAAGAGCATAGCTTCGACGGGAAAGGTAAGCGCGGACCCCATAGACGCGAACTTAGCGAGGCGGATTACGCCCTCGCCAAGTACGTCAGCCTTCCTCGACCTGCAAGCTTGGACCATTTCTGAAAGAAATGGCCATGGGCGAAACATGTCGAGTACGTGCTGATTGGAGACGCGATCGGACGCATCACTCAGATCGAGTGTTGCTAGGGCTCCAGTGATGGATCCCTCAAACGCCATGGACTGGTTAGGTTCCTGGTGTCTGAATCCGATCAACGGACCGCACAGATGTGAATCTGTGAGCTCGCGAACGAGCCGTCGTGATATCGCCTGTTGCACATATTGCATTGCAACAGGTTCTATCGCGATGATCCGAGGTGTCTTCATCGTTTTAGGAACAGAAATGACCCTTACAGGTCGTTCCTGCTCCGGGGTGAGGAAGGTCACATGTTCCTGGTAGGCGTGATGCCTATGTGATGGGAGAGCCCAGTCGTTGTAACGACAGACTCTCTCCAGCCGCTCAGGCCATTCGGAGACGAGAAACTTTTGGTTTCCGAGTCTCCTTTCGGCCGTAGCGCCAGGTCCATGTCTGGGGATGAAGCCGGGAGGTGGGTCGAGACTTGCGTCTCGCTCCATACCTCGTATGGCCTCATCGTACAGAAGCAGCTGAGCTTGAGAGACTAATCGTCTGTCAGCTTCGCTTGAGCGCAACCTTCGTCTTTCGGGCAGATCAGGATCTGGACATTGTAAAACGTCCGACCGAAACCTACCTTCTGACGATCCACAATCCTGTAGTGAAAACAGGGGTTGTGGCGCGACTCGTACTCCAGGCAGTGCAGCTGAAAGCTGTCCACCTCGGTACGAGTCTCGATTGTTGTCGCCATGCTTGATCTCCTCTTCAGTCGTGATGAACCTTCTCATTGCGAGCCGCTGGCGTCGTTCAGACACCGGCAGTTCGATCTTGCCCATCGCCATAGTTACTTGGCGAAGAGCGAAGATAGCCTCAATGGAAGGGTGGTCACGCAGCATCCCTGATACAGGATCAAACACAAGCTGAAGGAAACCCCCTAGAAATAGAGGGAGCCCGCCTTTTCCACTCCGGAAGGAGAGGAAGAGGTCGTCAGCGACGAACTCACGTGCAAGACCTTTTTGGAGGTCCGTTGCGTAGTTCGGCAGGGTTATCGTCAAAAACGATAACCCCTCACGTTTGATCCGCCTCTTGGCAGTTTTGCTGTCAAGAGTGGTGCAGACGCCGCACTGGATACCGGATTCGTCCAGTATCCTCAACCACAGATGTTCCAGGCTTTTCATCGTCGCCTCCTTGTGAAAGGTTAGGCTGGCGAGTCCTGCCATGGACATTTGTGACCCATTTTGCTGTCTTGCAGGCGAGCTATCCGAGTACCATTATGGAAATGGTACCATCGAATAGGTAGCCCCCGATGAAGGGCCCGAAGACAAGAACTAGCCAAGCAAGCATTCCAAGGTAAAGAATTACCCTGGAAGAGGCATGCTTGGC